TTATTTATTATTTTCATAAACTCATCAAAATCTTTTGATCTTTTAAATACTTGGCATCCTTCTGACCAGTTCTCTACAAAGTTTGATACTGAACCTGCTTTGTGAATATTTATACCAAACATTCCTGTATCTGTTTCAACCTCATCAAAAGTCATGTTTTTATTTTTATCTCTCCATACAGTTACATCACCTAGTCTTTGGCACAGTGCTTCATACTTTCCTTGATGCTTAGATATAGCATAAACACTTCTATATTGTCCTGGTACTAATATAGCTACACCATTAGCATTGTGATATTGTGTAACTCCTTTTTTACCTGGTTCAGTTGTGTTATCCCACTCATGATATTTCCATACTCCATCTAATTTATAAGATAAAGTTATCTTATCATCAAATAAATTAGTTACTGTTTGACCTGTATCAGAGTTTCTTACTCCTACTATATTAACATCATAGTTTTTAGGACCTGCAAAATATACATATCCTTTAGCTTTTACTGCTTTTTCTATTTGTTCTCTAGTATATAACATTTAACTTTATTTATTTAATGGTTGTGCACTTGGTGCGGTTACTGTTAAACATTTACCTATTGAATTAGATGTGATTGGCCCATAATGTATAAAACCAACTGGTAATGCCGTAGTTGAAGATTGTGTTTCAAAATTTACATAACCAACAACTCCACCTGTTGTCATTTCCCAAGTAAAACCAAAGTCAGTATTTGGATTCCATGATGTTGTTGTAGAAACCCTAAAAGTTCCAACTACTACTCCATCTCCAGTTGGTATAATAGGAGCAGTTTCATTGGTAAAGATATTTGTTGCTGAAGAGAAATTTAATTTTCTTTGCCCTGAGATATATGGTAAGTTAGTTGTTACTTTAGGCCAACCTAACCATGAAGGATCAGTATTGTTATTTAATGCTTTCCAGGTTATAGTTCCTGTTGTTATCTTTGGAGCATGAACACCACGTATAATTAAAGCATTTAATTTAACAGGGGTTGTTCCAGTGCTTGTTAACCGGATCTGGAAGTCTGCAGTATTAGTAGTTGAACCTAACCATTCCATGTCCATTTTGACTAATACTGTTGGTGCAATATTAGTTAACTCTTCTAATCTTTGTTTTTTTAAGTCCATTTTTATTTTATTTTATTTATATTATCTTTAATATCCTTTGCTCTAGCAAATAATAACTTCATTGACTGCCACAGGTCTATTCCCTTAACTACTTTGTAGTTCTCATTGATTGACATTACTTCTATACTAGCTAATACTAATGCTACTACTTTAGTCAACATAAATGGTACACTAAAAAAAGTTAGTATGATATCATTAAGAATAAATTTATCTATAAGAAAAAACATTATTACAGTCATTTCATAAAGTGCTAGTTTGCTAATTATAGATGAAAGTTTTCTACTAGTTATTTTCTCATTTAACTTATTAGCTTTCCATATTCCTGTAAAAGTATCAATAGCTATTAATACTCCAATCATCAAGAGTATACCAGATATTGGTATAAAGAATGCAAGGCAAATAGATATTAAAGTCAAAAGTTCTTGTTGTATTGATATTAGTAATAATGATAACTGTGTTTTCATAATAAATAAAGTTTAATCAGCTTGTAAACAAAGTATACAAGTAGTATAAGAAATAATATTACCCCTAGTACAGCAAAGAAATTTACCCACCATGGAATGTATTTAATTTTTTCTGGCTTTAAAGTTTTGGTAACAACTCTGGTATGATAGACATCATTACCTTTAATTGTTTTATAGATTGTATGAACTTTAGCTTTTGTGTAATATACATTATCTTTAATTTTAGTTTGTACACTAACTAAAGTACCATCTTTGTCTCTTAAATCTTCTTTTAATTTAGATATAACATTACCTAAAGAATCACAATAAAGTGTGTCTAATATTGTTATTGTTTCTCCAGGAATAGTTATAGTTGTGTCCTTAACTTGTATTACTGTTATAGTACTATCTTTTTGTACACATAATGGACAGTATTTTGCAAGTCTTTTTTCAAGAGAACATGAAGATAAAAATAAAAGTAGTATAACTAAGTATTTCATATACTAATTTTAGTATGTTCTAAATAACGTAAATAGTTCAGAATAAATAGAATTTCCTGCATTAGCAGTATCCCACTGAGCAGTTATAACAAGTGTGTTTAATACAGTAGTATCAAAAGTTGTATTATTTATTATACTAAAATTTACTCCTTCAAAGTTAAGTCCTGAATTTTTAGTATATGCAAACAATCCTCCTGATGCTATAGAAGCTACAGTAGCTGCTCCTAAAGTTCTTACAGTAAAATTAACATCTAGCTTCCAATGTTTAGCAGTAGTAGCATTCATTGCCATTACTCCTGTATCTGCTAGTAATATTCCTGAAGCAGTTTTAACTCTAATATGCAAAGTAGCTGTACCTACACAAGATAAGTGACCTATCAATACACCATTAAAGCTATCTCCTACTTGAAAGCCATTAGCAGGAATTGTAAGAGTTCCTAGACCACCATCTAATAAACTACTCTCAACGGCAGTAGCTGTTACAGGTGTACTAGAACTAGTTTGAGTATACAGTCTATTTAAAAACCCTGAAGGATTTAAAGAGTACTTATCTATGTTTATCTCAGTACCCATTATTTATAATATATAAGTAATTACAAATCTAGTTCCTGTTGCGTCAAAAGGTAAACCAGTTATAGTATTATTTACTCCTGGATCAAAATTAACTGTTACTCCTGCTGGTAATATTTGTCCATCCACAGTACCTGGTGTAACTCCTACATTTGCTACAGAAAATCCATAAGATGTTGGTATAGTACCAGTAGTTATAGAATTAATAATATTTGGTGTTCTTGTTGTTGGAAGTGGAATTAAAGTTATAGCATTAATAATACCTTGTAATCCTTTTAGCATTTTTAATTGCCAAGGAAAGTTATTTCCTTTATTCCCATAATCTTTTAAATCTCCTACTGACATAGTTTTATATATTAAATGATGTTATATCTATAATATACAAAAAAATTTACAACTTTCCAAACATATATTTTTCTGCATTTTTAATTGAATCATCATCTGCCAACATTTTTTTAATTATATCTTTATCTATATGTTTTGGATGTACCCACCAGTCTTCATAAGGACAGTTATCTCTTGAATGAGATATATTACTTACTATTAAAATATAACCTTTATTTAATAAAAATTCTCTAGACTTTTTTCTAAATGATTGTGTTATATCTGTATAATGATCATGTTCATAAGTAATTACTCCAAAAGTACATTGATTCCAAGGTAACATTGTAAGTATCTGATAAGTAGTTTCTGGTGGTTCACAGTCAACTTGTAAGTAGTCAATGTGGCCTTTAAGTACAGAATAATCAAACTTTGTAGCATCACATAATATAACCTCATTTTTTCTTTGTTGTTTAAACTTAGTTACTTCATGTTCTAATATTTCTAATGAAGTACCTGTCCATCCAACTTTTTCTAAAAGAGCTGTGTTATTTCCATGAAATGGATCTGCTGCACCAATTTCAAAGTATGTTCCATTTTTTTTACCATTAACCATAGATAATGCAAACATATCTTGATATGATTGAGAAAAGTTTTTTTCAATTAACTCTGATCCTGGAAACTTATATTTTAACTGATCATGTAAACCTTTATGATATCTTAAGAATGGATCTGGTCCAGAACCTAAAGATGTTATGTTAGATTGAACTAGTTTTTTATATTTATCAGATAGTATATTAGCATTAGCTACTAAGTCAATAAATATTTCTCTAGCTTCAGTTCCTCTACCAATCCACCAAGCAGAAACTCCTTTTTGAAAAGTAAGTTGATAACTAGCTTCATATCCCATGTTAGCAGTTACTGGTTTAGCATTTGCATAATATTTTAATCCTAATATAGCATAACTATACATTTGATTATATTTTTTTTGTTTTTCATAATACTCACTTATAAATAAATATGCTTCTGGTCTTTCTATATCAAAATTAAGAGCATTAAGCCATAATCCTAATTCAGTAACATCTCTTCTTTTAAGAGTAGATAAACATTTAGCAGTCATTAATAATGCTTCATAGGTTTTATCTGGATTTTTTGAGTATTCTGCTGTTCTTAAATAAAAAGACATTGCAGATGCATAATGACCATTTAAAAAATAATATTCTGCTAATTCAAATGTAACATCTTCATTGTATGGTTGATAAATGTAGTTTTCTAATTTTTTTGGAGTAGCTGATATTAATGCTTTTTTTATTGTAGGTTTTACAAGTTTTAAATCACATAATGTTTCTAAAAGATTAATAGGAAATTTAAGAATAAAAGCTGTAGAATCTTGAAATCCAAATGGTATTATAATATCATTACCATCAAAAGCTAAACCACAAGTAAATTCAATTGCTCCTGTCATAAATTTTAATTCAGAAGAATGAGCAACAATATTCCATTTTTTATCCCATATAATAAATCTATGATAGTATTGGGCATCTTTTTTTCCTTGTTCATTATGCCAAAGGTCTACCTCATGTGTTATTGCAACATAATAATTTCCAATTGTAATAACTTGTGAACCACCTCTAATATCTCTTGGAAATTTTATTTTTTGTTCTACTGAAAAAACTGTTTCAGAAATACCTTTAATAGGATCTACTTTAACTACTTCAGTAGGAGATGACCATTTAACATAATGATATGGTAAATCAAGAATAGGCATCCAGTTTTTTTCACAATAAGAACCTTTTGTAGGTGGTTCAATTCTAACTCTTTTAGTTTCTGTAATTTGATTATCTATAGTAGAAAGTTCCATTCTACCTTCTCCATTAGTAGTTGTATCTCTTCTAACTCCTGAAAGATATAAACTGTTATCCCAATATACAACTCTTGCATCTTCAAGACCAATAAATTCCCAAAGAGGTTTAACATCTAATTTAGAAGTATCTATTTTTTGATATTTATCAATAGTTAATGTATTAGGATCTAATTCACAAAAATAGTTAGTTGTTCTAAGAGTAAGATCATCTTCTGGATTAAGATATGCTAATGGTCCCCATGAAGATTGAAATTTTTGTTCTCCTTCACTATGATATAGTGCATATTGAACATGTCTAAGATTAAGAAAATAATGCCCATTATGTATAAAAATAGAAGGATTAGTTAAACCAAAACCATCTGTTATAGTAGCAGGTAACATTAAGTAATTTAAAGAACCTCCTTTTTGAAGGGCAAGTTGACATAGATTATTCATTTGTTGTTAATTTTTAACAAATGTAATAAATTTATTTATACTTCTTAGTTATAAACTATATAAAAAATATTTTATATTATAAATTATCTAAGTCTTCTACTATAACTGCGTCTTCTATAAATGATTCTTTTATAGGTGATTCATCATACCATTCCCATCCTTCTACAGGATATGTATAAGAATCTTTGTTTTCTCTAACTAATTCATAATTTGGACCATATACAAAGTTAGGTGCATACTGCCAATTGTCATCTTCTAATTTATAAAATCCTGATGTATCTTCCATAATTATCCAGTTATTGTCCAATTTTTTGATGTTACTATTAATCTATCTGCTGCAGTTAAACCTGCTGCTCCTGTTGCTCCAGTTATATTAATTGTTTTTGTAGTTGGCTGAGTTCCTTGAGCTGCCATATCAGTAAATAATTGTACTATTTGTGCTGTACTCATATTAGTAAAAGTTATATTTATTTGAGGAGATGATCCAGTCCATTGTCCTGCTGAAGTATTTAAAAGTCTTACATTTTGTACATCTGTTTTAACGTTTGTTCCATTTAATTGAAGTAAACTTAATGGTCCATAAAATGAAATTGTTGATCCACCTTTAAATCTATTGCTATTAAAAGTAGCGGCAGACATTAAAGGTGTTGCAGTTAAAGATCCAATTTTATTAAAGTTTGTAAGTGTAACCAAATCAGAACACCCATTAAACATTGCATTAATGTCATTTACTAAAGACAACTGAGCAGCTCCAGGTAAAACACAAGTTTTAAGACTACTACAACCGGCAAAACAACCATTAAATGTTGTAACTGCTCCTACAGTATTTGGAAAAGTAATGCTAGTAAGTGATATACAACTATTAAAAATATTACTAAAGTTAGTACATGCAGACATTGAAGTAGGTAAAGTAACAGATGTAAATGCTATATTACCAGAAAAACAACTTGACATATCAGTAACAGCATTTAAACTTGAAGGTAATGTTACACTTAATAAAGACCTACAACCACTAAATGCAGAACTTAAACTTGTTACTATATTCATAGAAGTAGGCATTGTAAAACTTGTTAATAGATAACAACCATTAAATGTTAATTGCATTGATGTTATTGAATTTTGAACACCTGGAGTCCATGATATTGTTTTTAAACTTTGACAACTAAGAAATGTTTGGTTAAAATTATTAAGTATATATCCAGAAGGAATTGTAACTTCTTGTAATTTAATGCAACCATTAAACATAGATTGAAAACTAACACTAGCTGTTGGTGCTGCAGGTAATGTAATTTTAAGTAAAGAAACACACGTTAAGAACGTATTGTTATATGCTGAACAAGCTGGAGAAGTTGCAGGTAATATACAAGATGTTAATGAAGTACAACTACTAAAAGTACTTGCAAACGTACTAACATTCATATTTGATGGTAAAACAATGTTTTTTAATTGCCGACAACCACCAAATGCAGTGTTTAAAGAAACTGTGGCTGAAGGATTTGATACTGTAGCAGGGAAATATACAGTTTGTAAATTTGCGGAGTCTTGAAAGCAATTTTGCATATTAACTCCAACCGTTGGCATACTTGTAAATTTTACCCATTCTAGTTGCAAGCAATTATAAAATGCATATTGTAAGTTACTAGTAGCATTAATAGAGGGCATTGTAACAGATCTCAAATTGAGACATCCAAAAAAACAACTACCCCAATCAGTAGAAGAATTCATTGTAGTTGGAAGAGTAACAGATCTTAAATTAGCACAACTAGTGAATACATTTTGCATACCTTGAATAAGTGTTGAATTAGAAGGAAATATAATTTCTAGTAAATTATAACAATTATTAAATGCATTCCCATATTGTAGTACAGCAGAATTAGAAGTTGGCATAACAACTTTAAGTAAGGAAAAGCAATTACTAAAAGTTGTAGTCCATGTTGTCCAAGATACTGTTGCTGGTAATTTTACAAATTGTAAATTGCTATATATAGATAAACAAGAACTACCTATGATTGAGTAAAAATTAACAGGAGTTAGATTTTGTGTGCCATTACCATAATATGCTTCTAATACATGACAAATTTGAGGACTACCAACTGCAATACTAGCAGTATTTAGAATAGCCATTATATTACAGTTATTTAAAACTGATACTCCAGTTCCTGTAAAATAAACTCTAATCTTGAATGTTGTATAACCTAAAGAACAAGGTGTTCCTGTTCCTGGAGTATATGTATGAGTAGTATCTGTTGTAGAAGTAGTTGTAACTGTACTAGTAGCTGCATCTCCCCAATCTATAGTTATATTTTGGGAACCTGATGTTCTTGTAAATGATGTTCTAATTTGACATGCAGCATCTCCAAGATCACAGAATAAGAATTGTACTTCTGCTGCGGCATCTGTAATTACAGGCCAATCTGAAGGTCTAGAATATACTGCTGGACCTGTTGTTCTACTAAAATAATTTTGTACTGGTAAGTTAAATGCCATGGTTATACTGTTGGGAATATAGTTATTTCTCCTGTTATATTTGTTTGAGGTGGAAATAATGAATAAAATATGCATGATCCTGCAGCTACTGTTACTTGAGTCTGCATTCCACAAGTTGTTACTTCAAGATAACTAGCCCTATCAGGAGTAAAGTCTACTCTTGTATTTACTGTTATATTTACATTAGAAAATGTATATGTATAGTATCCACTTACAAGTGACCAACTTGCTGAAGTTAATGTTTGAGATGTTAGTTTTATTGGAGAACTTCCTCCTCCTCCTATAGCTACACCATTAATATTCATAATATCCTTTTTATTTATTCATTTTATATATCAATCCAAGTATTGTCTGGATCAAATCTCATAATCCATATTGTTGTTGTGTCTACACTTTGATGATAAGCATAACCTAAGATACGAACATATTTTGTACTTGGTACATTAGTGGATAATTCACCAGCAGAGCTACCTTGTCTAATGTAGATAGGAAGACCGTGGTCTAATGCAATTACAAAAGGAGCTGAATCATTATTTGTATCTTCAACCTGCACATGCCCTTCTAAAAGAATTTTACAAGTACCACCAGCAATAGTTTCAAGATATATACCTAACATTTTTGTTGATGAAGCAGTTGTTTGGTCAACCATCTCCCAAGTACCATCAGTTCTTAAAGAAACCAAACTATATAAATCTACTGTTGCTCCAGTATAATAAGTTCCTTCAATTACATCACCTTCATAGTAAAATGTAGGTGAGAGGGTATTATTATTTGAAAAATATCTTTGTGCTATAGCTATATCTTTATACCATAAAGAATATAAATTACCATAGGCTAAAAAATCAGATAACCAATTAAATGCTATTTTACCAGCTGGTGTAGTCAGTTGACCATATTGAGTATCAATGTTTGGATAAGTAGAACTTGTAGTTAACAGTCTATCATTTATTGTTAACAGACTTCCATTAAAAGTTAAATTAGATTCAGCAACTATTGCACCAGCACCATTTGAAGTTAAAACTTCATCATTACTTCCAGGTACAGTTGGTGAAGTTCCAGATATTCCTTGGATACCTTGGCTACCAATAGTACCTTGAATACCTGTTATTCCTTGGAATCCTAAGATTCCTTGTGTACCTTGTACCCCTATTAGTCCTTGTATACCTTGAATACCCTGACTACCTGTTGCACCTTGTGTTCCTGTAAACCCTTGTAAACCAAAAATTCCTTGAGTTCCTTGAGCTCCAATAGAACCATCAGCACCTTGTATACCATCAAAACCTTGTATACCATCAGTACCCTGTGAACCACCTGCACCAATAATTCCCTGTATTCCTTGAGTTCCTTGTGATCCTGTATTTCCAACTAAACCTTGAAATCCTCTAAGACCTTGAATACCCTGAACACCCTGAGAACCCTGAGAACCTGTTGTTCCAATAGTTCCTTGAGCACCTATAGCTCCCTGACTACCAGTTGAACCAATTGCTCCCTGAGAACCTGTAGCCCCTGTATTACCTTGCAATCCGGTAAGTCCCTGTAATCCAGTACTACCTTGTGCCCCTGTTCCACCTGTTGATCCTGTAGCACCTTGAGAACCAATAAAACCTTGTATCCCTTGAGATCCTGTAGTACCTGTTGTACCTATAGTACCTTGACTTCCCTGAGCACCGGTTGCACCAGTTGTTCCTATTGTACCTTGTAAACCAGTGGTACCTGTAGCACCCTGACTACCAGTAGTTCCTGTAGTTCCGATAGTCCCTTGAGTACCAACTGCACCCTGGCTACCTGTAGATCCAACAGAACCTTGAGATCCCGTAGCTCCCTGAGTTCCTATTCCTCCTGTATTACCAATAAAACCTTGGATACCTTGTGTTCCTATAACTCCTTGCTGTCCTTGAATACCCTGTATTCCTTGTAATCCAGTACTACCTTGAGAACCAGTAGTACCAATAGTACCCTGTGATCCCACAGCTCCTTGTGAACCTGTAGAACCAGTAGAACCTTGACTACCTGTGGTACCAATTGTACCTTGAGAACCTATAGATCCTTGACTTCCAGTTGAACCTATACTTCCCTGAGCACCAGTTACACCAATAGCACCTTGTGTTCCAGTTGCTCCTTGTGATCCAGTAGCCCCAGTTGTACCTATAGTTCCTTGAGAACCAATAGCACCTTGAGATCCAGTACTACCAATAGCTCCTTGGGAACCTGTAGTACCAATAGTACCTTGTAATCCAGTAAATCCTTGTAATCCATTAGCACCTTGTGCACCAGTTCCTCCAGTAGATCCAATTGAACCTTGACTTCCAGTTGAACCTTGAGAACCAGTATTTCCAATAGTTCCTTGAAAACCAGTTGTACCTTGCATGCCTTGTATACCCTGTATTCCTTGTAAACCTTGTGTTCCTATTAATCCTTGTGTACCAGTTATTCCTTGGGTGCCTTGAGCACCCTGACTACCAGTAGTACCAATATTTCCTTGTGTGCCTGTTGCTCCTTGCATTCCAGTATTACCTATTGTACCTTGTGTTCCTTGAGAACCAGTAAAACCTTGAATACCTTGACTACCCTGGCTACCTGTAGCCCCAGTTGTACCAGTAGTTCCTTGTTGTCCAATAGCACCTTGAAGTCCTGTTGTTCCAGTAGTTCCTTGGAAACCTAATATACCTTGCATTCCTTGGCTTCCTACTGCACCTTGACTACCATTTAATCCAGTTGCACCTTGAGAACCTGTGAATCCCTGAGATCCTGTAAAACCTGTATTACCTTGTGCTCCAGTGTTTCCAATACTACCTTGTGATCCAACTGCACCTTGAGCACCTGTTGAACCAGTACTACCTTGAGATCCTGTTGAACCAATAGCACCCTGGGCACCTGTATTTCCTAAGATACCTTGTGTTCCCTGAATCCCTTGGATACCTTGTATTCCTAATAGACCTTGTATTCCTTGTATACCCTGGAGACCAATAAAACCTTGAAGACCAGTTGTACCTGTAGTTCCCTGAGAACCTACTGTACCCTGTGCACCAGTAGATCCCTGACTTCCTGTTGCACCAACTTGTCCTTGAGCTCCAACAGAACCTTGGGCTCCTGTACTACCTGTAGCACCTTGAGCTCCAGTCACACCAATTGATCCTTGAAGTCCAGTAAGACCTTGTAATCCAGTAACACCTTGTTGACCAATTGCTCCTTGAGTGCCAACAAGACCTTGTAAACCAGTAGTTCCTTGTAAACCTGTTGATCCTTGTGCACCAGTTAATCCTAAAGTACCTTGTGCCCCTTGACTTCCTGTAGCACCAGTATTACCAATTGTTCCCTGACTACCTATAGCTCCTTGAGAACCTGTAGATCCAGTGCTTCCTTGAGAACCAGTATTTCCAATAGTTCCTTGAGAACCTATTATGCCCTGTGTACCCTGAATACCCTGAATACCTTGGGTACCTTGTGTTCCAGTACTTCCCTGACTACCAGTTATGCCTTGAAGACCTTGAGTTCCAAAAGTTCCCTGGGTTCCAGTAGTCCCTTGTGTACCAAATGTACCTTGACTTCCAGTTAATCCTTGTAAGCCAACACTTCCCTGCAATCCTGTAATTCCTTGTAAACCTTGAGAGCCAGTAGCTCCAGTTGTTCCTAAAATACCTTGAATACCTTGAAGACCAATAGAACCCTGAGAACCAGTTACTCCTATAGATCCTTGTGTACCTACACTTCCTTGTGATCCAGTATTTCCTGTAGAACCTTGTGATCCTGTAGATCCTGTACTACCTTGAGAGCCTGTTACACCTATAAGACCTTGTAAACCAAGAGTTCCTTGAACTCCTTGTAATCCAGTTACACCTTGTATCCCTTGAGTTCCTTGAGCACCAGTAGCACCAGTAGTTCCAGTAGATCCTTGGGATCCTGTTGTTCCTGTTGTTCCTTGTGTACCAGTCACACCCTGAGATCCTGTACTTCCTTGACTTCCTGTTGTACCTATAGTACCTTGAGTGCCTATTACACCTTGAACTCCTTGAAAACCAAGTATACCTTGTACTCCTTGTATTCCTTGTAATCCTTGTGCACCAATAGTGCCTGTAGTTCCTTGAAATCCTAAAACACCTTGTAATCCAAGTATACCCTGAATACCTTGACTACCGGTATTACCTTGGCTTCCAGTAGAACCTGTACTACCTTGGCTACCTGTATTACCTACTGTACCTTGAAGACCTGTTGTTCCCTGAACACCCTGAATACCTAATAAACCTTGTATGCCTTGAATTCCCTGTAATCCTTGTAGACCAGTTAATCCTTGTATACCCAAAAGACCTTGTGTACCTTGTATTCCAATTAATCCTTGAATACCCTGGATGCCTTGCAGTCCTGTAATTCCTTGAATACCTTGTAATCCGGTCAAACCTTGTGTTCCTACAATACCCTGTAAACCGGTAATGCCTTGTAAACCAAGTATACCTTGAGTACCCTGTATACCTTGGATACCCTGACTTCCAGTTTGACCTTGAGATCCAGTTTGACCTTGAGCACCATTAATACCAGCTGTGCCTTGTGTGCCTACGGCACCTTGGGAACCAGTATTTCCAGTTGTCCCTTGATTACCAGTATTTCCTAATGTTCCTTGTATGCCTTGAATACCTTGCAAACCTACAGCTCCTTGAACACCTAATAATCCTTGTATACCTTGGATTCCCTGTGTCCCTTGTGCTCCAGTATTTCCTATGATTCCTTGAGTTCCTTGTGATCCGGTATTTCCAGTAGTACCCTGACTTCCAACAGTACCTTGTGCCCCAGTATTACCAGTAGTTCCCTGAGATCCAGTATTTCCAAGTAAACCTTGAATACCCTGAATTCCTAGTAAACCTTGTAAACCTGTAAGCCCTTGAGTTCCTGTTAAGCCTTGAGTTCCAGTAATACCTTGTAATCCAATAGTCCCTTGTATACCTTGAAGTCCTTGACTTCCTACAGCACCAGTTGTACCTTGAAAGCCAACAGCTCCTTGACTACCAGTAGATCCAGTAGTTCCTTGGCTTCCAGTAGCACCTACAGTTCCTTGGGAACCAACTGTACCTTGTGCTCCTGTATCACCTATTATACCTTGAAAACCTTGTAAACCAGTTTCTCCTTGAATACCAGTTTCTCCTTGAGCACCACTAAACCCAATTATACCTTGAGAACCTTGAATACCTTGTAAGCCAGTTGTTCCTTGTCTGCCTTGAATTCCTTGAGTACCAGTTAGACCTTGAACTCCTAATGTTCCCTGTATACCTTGACTACCAGTAAATCCTTGGATACCCTGGATACCCTGAATTCCTTGAAGACCTACTGTTCCTTGAGTACCAGTTGTACCTTGAGACCCGGTATTACCTGTGGTTCCCTGACTTCCTGTATTACCAAAGATACCTTGGATTCCTTGTGTTCCCTGTGAACCATTTAAACCTTGAGTTCCAGTTGTACCCTGTGCACCGGTAAAACCCTGTGTACCTGTAGTGCCTTGACTTCCCACTGTACCTTGAGAACCTGTATTCCCCAATATACCCTGAGTACCTTGGATTCCTTGTAGACCTAAAATACCTTGTGTTCCTTGAGTACCTTGCAATCCTACACTACCCTGAGAACCCGTAGATCCAGTTGCCCCTTGGGATCCAACAGTACCCTGTAATCCTGTAGAACCTGTGGTACCTTGGCTACCGGTTGTTCCTGTAGTTCCTTGTGAGCCAACTGTTCCTTGTGATCCAGTGCTTCCAGTAGATCCTTGAGAACCTGTATTTCCAGTAGTACCTTGTATACCCTGGGTTCCCTGTGAACCAACAACACCAAATATACCTTGTATTCCTTGTGTTCCTTGGCTGCCAGTAGTACCTTGATTTCCTAATACTCCTTGAGTTCCTTGACTACCTTGTAGTCCAGTTAATCCTGTAGTTCCCTGTGTTCCTATAGCTCCTTGACTACCCGTGCTTCCGGTAGTACCTTGACTACCAGTTGTACCTAAAACACCTTGTGTCCCTTGTGTACCCTGAGAACCTACTTGTCCTTGTACCCCACTGGTTCCTTGAGTTCCTATTAATCCTTGTAAGCCTGTGGTACCTTGAGTACCTATAGAACCTTGAGTACCAGTTGTACCAAGAATACCTTGAGTTCCTTGAATTCCTTGCACTCCTTGATGTCCTAATGTGCCTTGAGATCCTTGGGAACCTGTTAAACCTTGTGATCCTGTAGTTCCAATTGCACCTTGTGTTCCGGTAATTCCCTGAGAACCAGTACTTCCAGTGGTACCTTGACTTCCAGTATTTCCTGTAAAACCTTGTATACCAATTGATCCTTGAGACCCAGTACTTCCTGTTGTTCCTTGAGAGCCAGTATTACCTAAAGTACCCTGAGTTCCTTGAATACCCTGAGTTCCTTGTACTCCTACTGAACCTTGTGTACCTATTTGTCCTTGTGCTCCAGTAGTTCCTTGATTTCCAAGTATACCTTGTGTACCTTGAGTACCTTGGTTACCAGTTAATCCAGTTGAACCTTGGGTTCCTATTGCACCTTGTGAGCCTGTGGATCCTGTTGATCCCTGGCTTCCAGTATTTCCTATTGCTCCTTGTGATCCTACAACACCTTGGATTCCTTGAATACCTTGTGTTCCAGTAAATCCTTGTGTTCCTAAAGTTCCTTGAGTACCATTATTTCCTTGTATTCCTTGTAAACCAGTTGTGCCTTGCACACCTTGAATACCTTGATTTCCTAATAAACCTTGTGTGCCTTGAATACCTTGTATTCCTTGAATACCAATAATACCTTGACTTCCTGTATTACCAGCAGTCCCTTGAGGTCCTGTAGTTCCTTGAACTCCTTGGGAACCTAATGTTCCTTGAGATCCAGTTATACCAGTCTGTCCTTGTGTTCCGGTTATACCTTGTGAACCAGTAGAACCTGTTGTTCCTTGGGATCCTGTATTTCCATTTAATCCTTGAGCACCAACAGTTCCTTGAGATCCAGCATTTCCTAAAGCACCTTGAGAACCTATATTTCCTTGAATACCTGTACTGCCTTGTACACCATTTATACCAATTTGTCCTTGTGAACCTTGGATTCCTTGGATTCCTTGGATTCCTTGGATGCCTTGAGCTCCAGTATTTCCTACTGAACCTTGTATTCCTAAAGTTCCTTGAATTCCTTGTGGACCAATAGTTCCTTGTACCCCTTGGGCACCACTATTACCATCAATACCTTGTACACCTTGAATACCCTGTATACCATTTAAACCAGTTTGTCCTTGTATTCCTTGAATACCAAAACTTCCTTGTATTCCAATATCTCCTTGGATACCTTGAGCACCTTGAATACCAACTCCACCAGTAAATCCTTGTAAACCTATATAACCTTGAATACCTTGATATCCTTGAATACCTAATCCAGTAAATCCTTGTATTCCTATAGGGCCTTGAATACCAGGAGGACCTTGATAGCCTTGAACACCCATTCCAATAAAACCTTGAATTCCTTGTGGACCATTAAAACCTTGGATTCCCTGTATACCTTGTATTCCTTGGATTCCCTGAATTCCTTGAAAACCTTGTATACCAGTAGTTCCTTGTACACCTTGTCCTGCAAATGCACCTGAAAGACCTTGCAGACCTTGTACACCTTGTATACCTTGGACACCTACATTTCCTTCATTACAAAGCCAATTAACTATTTCATTTAAACCTTGTGCTACTGAAGTATACTGAGTTATTATTGTAGTTCCTTGACAAATAATATTTTCTCCAAAATATATAACACAATCTGCATCATATACTTCTGAACATTTTTCAGGAT